CGTGTCACCGTCGCCTTCAATGTTTTTGATTGCGCAGAAGTTAGATGACCATTTAACGGTTGCAACTTTTGCTGTTGTGAAAGAGGTCGGCGCGTCTTGGTTACTCCAATCCACTTCATCAGCCAACGTAATTTTTTCGTTTGTAACGGATTTCACTGGGTAATAACCATCAAGAGAGCCAAGACCAGTTAATTTGACAAAATCACCGACTTTAGCCCCATGACCGGTTGCGGTAATTGTCGCATTCGGTTTTACCGTAACGGCTGTAACGGCTTTTTCTTCGTTTAAGCCGACACCTAAATAAAATTTTGTCCCTTGGAAAGGGGTTGTTTGTGTTGCCATGTTTTATTCTCCGTAAGCAATTTGATAATTGATTACGCGACGATGTAGCTTTGTATCCGCTTCATAATCGCTAAAATCATTCATACGCTCCGCAAAATCGAACTCTGCCGAAAGTGCGGTAAAAATCTGTTTGCGAAGGCTGAAAATGTCATCAGGATTTTGGCTGTAAATGTCAATCTGAACCTGATAATCATCAAGATCGCCGTCCTCCAGCGCTGAATTTGGCGAGATGTTTGGAAATTGATACACAATCACCGGAAAAGCCTTGTTTGTTTCCGGAATCAGCCCATAAAAACAACGCCCCGACACCAAAGGCGACAGGGCGCTAAAAAGTTTCTGTTGGATCATGTCATTTCCCAGCCTCCGTGATTATTTCTTGTTGCAGTGTGTCAATGATGGATTGCGCCGCCTGATCTTTCGATTGCTGAAAGGTGGGGCGCATAAACGGGCGCGCTGGCATTTTAGATGTGCCAAATTCAAGATAACGCCAGTAAAACGGATCGCGTGGATTGTACGCGCTGGATTTACCGCCTTTCTCCTTGAATTTCAGCACTTGCTTGATCGAAAGCCCCTTCACCCAAATATAGGTGTCAGTTCTACCACTTTTACCAACTTTCGTACGGCTTTGAATGGATTTTCTTAATGTACCTGCACGTCTGTGCGGCACGCTTTCTTTCAAGACTGGTGCGAGCATACGCGCTTTGTCACGCACTATTGCACCGCCTTTACGCATTGCTTTAACGGCAATACGATTAGAGGTCTTTCGCCCAAGGCTTTGCATTGCTTTTTGCAATTCTTTCAAGCCATCAACGCGAACCGTTATGCTACCCATTAATCACCTCTTTACACATAAGCTGCAACGATACATTGCGCTCCTGCGTATTGAGTACCGACACAATCTCTAAAGTACGCTTACCGAACTTAACCCGCATTGTCGGCATAATCCCGTCAAGATAACGGAGCCAAATTTGCGTAGTGACTTCCGACTGCACTTGTTGAGCCGAGAAATACTCCCGGCCAGACAAGGGGCGTACATCAGCCCAAACGGTTGCAACGTTTTTCCATGTTGTCACCGAAGCGCCGTAGTCATTTACGGTGTTGACCTGCTTCTGCAATGTGATTCGATGCCGTAATTTTCCGATGTTCATACGTGTATAAACCGATAACGTTCAATAATCATTCTCACAGTCGGCGGTAAATCAAAATTACTCACTCCCTGCCCTTCATTCCATCCACCACGATTTTCAAACATATATGCCACCAACATTAAGATCGCTATTTTCAAATCACCTGTAATTTCCTGTGCGCTATCAGGCGCATTGTCTGGCAATGAGTCGTAAAGTTTGCGGTTGGTGTAGTTTTCGATTGTCGCTTTGGCGGCTTCAAGGTAAACCTGAAGTAAATCGTCTTGATCGTCGCTATCAATTCGGCACTGCAATTTGATTTCATCAAGTGTGATATTCATCACGCCCCCGAAAAAGAAAAGTGCGGTCGAAAATTAACCGCACTTTATTGGTTATTTACCGATTAACGCTTTAATTGCAGAGGTATCTTCAAGCACGCAGTCAAAACGGTGGAACGCTAAGAATGCGGTTTGGTCGAATTCGGCATAACGTTCAACCAAACGTTTCAATGTCATGTACGCCACTCGACGCACCACAAAGCGGTTGAAGTCACCGAAATACAAGAATTTCGCGTCTTTGGCAATATCGGCGATCCCTTGATCGATAACATATTGCTTACCAAGAATGGTAGATGGTGCCACGCCAGCAACATCAGGCAACCATAACGGGCGGTTTTGAGCGTCAACCATTTCTTTCAACACTTTAAAGGTGTTGTCGTTAAAGGCTAAACGAGAATTACCCACGTTACGGTAAGCTGGATCAAGAGAGTGCAATAGTGCATTAACATCTAACCAGCCAACATCACCAGCAGTTTTTGCTTGAGTTGTGCCTATCACGCTTGCCGCTAAGCCTTTCGGCTGCGCTGGAGTACCTGCACCGGTACCTTGGATCAGATATTTAGCTTCAGCGCGCCCGATACGTTGAGCGATACGGTCAGCTAAATAAGATTCGATGTTGATTGCGCTATCTTGCAATAATTCATTCGATACGCGGATGATTTTGGACGAGAGTTTTTTCGCACCAAGATTAGCGATACCAAATAATGTATCTGCTTCGGTGGCAGCGGTATTTTCGCCGATTAACTCACCCTCTTCGGTTGTGCCATCGGCAGTGATCCATTCGATTGTACGACCGTCGGAGGTTGTCAAAATCTGCGCTACGGACGCGATACCGCCATAGGCTTTCATCTGCTCAACAATTCGTGTTTGCATTTCTTTCGGCACGGTATAACCGCCGTGATCGTTCACACCTACGCCTTGGGTGCGCATTTCGTTTAATGCTTGGCGTTCTTCCGGCGTTAAATTGGTAAGACCGTTACGTAAAAATGCGTTAAATGCCTGACCGAGACGCTCATCAACGGATAAAGTTTTTTCACCGTCTTTTTTAGCGCGTTTTTCAGCTTCCGCCGCTTCTTGTTCTTTGACGAATTTTTCATCCATCGAACGAAGTTCTTCTTCACGCGAAATTACGGCATCTACTCCGTCCAATTCGGTTTTCATTTTGTTCCATTCAGTGCGTTGCTCGTCGGTCCAAGCGTTATCACCAATCTTGTCGTGTAAAGTGCGCATTTGCGCGGCAATATTGCGACGTTTTTCTTGTAGCTCATGTAATCTAGCCATTATGTTTTCCTCTAGAGATAAAAAAACCGCACTTTTTATGGTGAGGTCGGTTTAATTGAATTTGTTCACTTGCCAGAGATTAACGCTAAAAAACGCTCTCGTGCGGCTTTCTGGTGTACGGCTTTCTGAATATCACCGTTATTGCGGGCTTCTTTCCACGCGTCCAGTGATCGCGCCGTGCTGTTTGCCTCTTGATATGCTGGGTAAGTCACCGGGCTAACATCATAAAGACGTGAAATTTTATGGATTTCGCAAATTACTACGCCCTCATCATCTTCATACCATTCATCACCATTACGGGCGACATTAAAAGCAAATGATGATTGGGTAATATCTCCGCGCTGCAGCGGGGCAATAACAAGATCGCGAATGGTCGGCGTATCGGGTGCGATAATGTCATAACGCAACCCTTTATCATCAACGCTTAGCGATAATGTCCCCGCTTTTGAGCGCCCTAAGATAAAATTCGGGTCATGGTTAAACAATCCACGCACGTCATCATCCAGTACGTCATCAAATGCACCCGGCATGATGATTTCGCGACCCCCCCACATTAATTGCGAACGGGTATTAAAAACCGAACCGTACCCAATGATGTGAGTTGGTTCAGAATCTTTACTTTCCGCCCGAACTTCGCCAACGTATGATCGTTTTTCAATATCACTCATCAGGTTCGTTCTCCTTTTTCTGATCTGATTTGACTTGCTGCGCCGCATTAACACTAACAAGATATTCATCCAGTCCGTCAACCGGGTTCATGTCTTCGAGTGTGCGGGCTTCGTTTCGTGACATCCAGCCATCAGTAATCGCGTTGTGATAAAACTGCGCTCTTTCGGTTGGCGTGCCGCGCATGATTCCGCCGAGGTTAAATTTCACAAAATAACCCGCCTTGCGTTCGGCTTGCGTGAATACTTTGCGGTTAATTTCCTGCTCCCAGTTCACGATCCAAGGCATTAAGCTGTAGCGGATAAACTGGATGGTTTGTTCCGAAATGTTTGAAAATGTCGCTTTTTCCAAGTCGTTAATCATGTGCGCAGGAACGTTAAAGATCCCAGCAATTTCCGAGCGGTTGAGCTTCATCATTGATAACAGTTCGGTATCTACGGGCGATACCGTGAGCGCTTTATACTCAAGCTCACCAGGTAAAAGCACTGTTTTATTTTCTTTACTTTTCGTTCCGCGCTGGCTTTATCCCAGAATTTCTTAAAACTCTCCCACGCTTTTTCATTAAGCGGCGTTTTTACATTGACAATCCCGGCGGGGCGAGCATTTCCAAGAAAGAAACTTCCCGCAAAATCTTTCGCGTTCAGCCCTAGCCCGATCGTTTCTGCGTGCTGTTGGATAACGGATTTCCCCATTTTTAGGGAGGTCCCAAGGGCTTTTACGTGGATCATGTCATCAGGCGTAATTGATAACGTCTCATCATCGCCGTAATAGCCGTAAACATAACGGCTACCATTTTTAAGCAACTGCACCATCCACGGTTCACGGGTTTCAATCGATTTAATTTCACCATTTCGGCTGCGGACGATGTGTAAAAATGAATTGCCGTGTAAAAGTACCGCACTTTGTCCGTACTCCCGCATTTTGTACGACGTTTGCCAAAAATTAGGGCTGTCATGGAGTAGATAAAATAACGGGTGG